AAACCTTTTTTAAATGGTAATTCTAATTTATTTTCAATCTTATGAATTAGTTCATCTACTGCTTCTAATTCACTTGAATCATATTGACGTAAGATATCATTTACAGGGACACCTTCTTTTTTCATTTTTTGTTGCTTCTTATGTATCCAATCATCTAATTCTTTCTTTGCGTCAGCTTTATATTTTGTTATTTCATCTTCTGTTAGATGTCTTCCATGTTTCATACCACCAACTTTACTTTTTAATTCTTTTCTTTGTTCTTTTCCTTCCTTACCTGCTTTATCTAATAATTTAATTAATTTTCTATGTTCTTCAACATAAACTTTTTTATCCATACACACCTTTTTACCACCTTCTTGCTTACCACTTTCAAAAGCATTTAACATATGGGCATCTTTACGACCAAAAATTGAAGTTGGTATTAATCTTTGTAAAAAACTTTCATTATTTTCAACTTTAGCACCAGGTAAAAATCTACCTAATAAGCCTAAAGGGTCACGACTGGTATATTTACGTTCTACTTTTGATTGTCTAAAATAATCTTGTGGTTGAAATGCTGGGTTAAAAGTAAAGCCACCTTTAATGATGGGGAAGTCCCTTCTTAATTGGTCTGCGATCACACCACCAAGTGAATGGCCTACCACATAGATGTCATTTCCATTACTATATTTACCAATATTATCACCTACGAATTTTTTATCTTCTTTATATCTTGCCGTTCTAGTTAGACCACCAAATGGTAATGTAGTATTAGTTTGTAACCAATCCCTGCTGTCAGCACTACCACGGACAGCTATTATTACGGTATTATCAGAAACTGCTTTATAAAATATAATTGTTGGTGATCTAGTTAATATATAATACCCTGCTACATCTAAATTTTGTTTATATGTTCCACGTTCTAGTTGATTTAAATCTTTTTCAGATGGCATAGGACCAGCCCCTGATTTTCTTTCTAATTTTTCAGCATCTTTACGTGGTAAAATAATAGTATTTAATAGTTCATCTTTAGCTTTCTTTTGTTCTTCCTTGTTAAACTTTTCAATTGAAAATTTCATATTATATATATATATATTTATATTAAATATTTTTTATATAAGATTTTTGTGTTTCAACAGTGTGACCCATTTTATCAGCATCTTCTTTCATGTCTTTGATGGTATCACCATATTTAGAACTTAAAAATATATGTCTTAAAGCACTTGATGATATTCTTTTACCAAATATTTTATTGAATAATTTAGTCATGCTATTAACTTGTGATAATGGATTTCCATCATATGATACCAAGAAAGGTGTATCAACTGATTTAGATACCTTACCCTTTATTTTTGGATGAAATTTTAAATATAAATCAATTATCTTTTTTAATTCTTCACTTATATCTTCTACTTTTTGACCATATTTTTTAGATGTCTTATAGACGTTAAAATAAAATTTATTTTCAGAATATGCTAGGTAATTTTTGTCCTTTGATAGTTTATCAGTGTTTTTATAAACTACATTCATATATTGATAGTCTTTATTACGTCTAGGTGGTGATAATACATATAAGGCTAGAATCATATAGTATAATAAGGTGTCAAATTGACTTTTATTCAAAACTTTATTTTTTATTACTTCTTCAACTTCTTTATTTAATTCATCATAACGTTTTTTTACATCATCCCATGATATCCAATTCTTTTTCTGTTCTTCAGTTGGTTCATCTGTTTCTTTTTCTTTTATTTCATTACTTTTTTCTAACATTAGATCATAATATGATTTCCTTAATTTCACTATTTTTTTATCATCAGGACAACATCCTAAAACTGATACGATTGATATTAAAATAGATCTTTTAGTATTGTCTTTATATCCTTTTAAAACATCTTGAACAGCTTGAACATTTTTTAAAAATTTGAAATCTTTTAATTCACCGTTATTAATTTTTTCTAGATTTCTTAAGTAAAGTTTTATACTTGATTCAGATAGATTTTTTGCTTTTAACTTGTTGATTAAATCTTCTTTAAAATTTTCCATATATATAAATAATCTAAATATTTTATTTATATATAGTATAATAATATGGATCAAAGCGGAATTATTGGTTTAGTTGCTTTAGGCATTTCTATCATTGGAAGTATTTTAGGTGTGATTAATCACCGTAGGCTACGTAGCCATTGCTGTGGTCAAGACCTAGTCGCATCAATAGACCTAGAAACAACAACACCAGCAGAATAAAGAAGATTTAAAAATAAAGATACCTAAAAAACCAGATGGTGATTTGCCACCATCACCAGAACCACCAAAAATAAATAGGGTTACTTATGATATCTAATCATCATTATTTAATAAATAACAATCTTTTTCTGTCATCACAAACTGGGGATAGTTTTTAAATATTGTCACCCATCTAGACCCTAAATTTTTAGCTTTCTTAATATCTTTAGTGTCCATACCAATATAACCTTCAAGTAAATTATTCAATTGTCTTTTAGATCCTGATGCTGGGAAATAAGTAATAGAATGGCATTCATTTAACATTCTTCTAGTTTCCTTACCATTTGTAGGTAAGTGATTTGTAATAATACAACTTGTCTTCGTGTGACGACCTACTTCTAATATTTGATTAAGAAGACCATATAAAGAATCACGTAATGGTTTCTGGGTGATACAATCAATATCGTCAAAAATAACCAAGCTGTGTTTAAGGTCTGAAGGCATAATTGGGTCAGATATTAAGGTGTCATCAATCTTGACACGTTTAACTTTTAAATCATCTAGTTTTTTATCTTCTGCTACAGGTGAAAAAATATAAACTGGGTGGTCTTTGTGTGTCTTTTTATAATTTCTAATATATTGACTAGCATAATAGGACTTACCTGAACCACTAGGACCAGTAATATATAATATATCCCTTTCTTGGGTAGTATTAGGTATTTGTTGAAATTTACCATCATTCAAACGGATTTTATTAAATCCACCATCTGTTTCACCATCATCAATAGATATTATGGTATCTTTTTTAGTGCCTGAATCTATTTTAGCGAATGGTCGGCCTATTTTTTTAGTATTTAACATGATTATATACTAAAAATATAAAAATTTTAATCTAAATGTATTTTTGATTTAATACTTGATTGAAATAAATTTTAGCTTCTTTATTTACTTTCTTTTCTATTTTAGGTATCATTCTATAAACGACACTAACTTTAGGTGTGATTTCATTATCAATTAAATTTACCCTAATACGTTTTCTAATTAATGGATCATCATAATTTTCAAGCAGTAATTTTATAGCTTTTAGATTTTTTAATACCACATATTCGTTTCCAGTAAAATTATTTAAAAAATCACTGATCTTAAGACCCATAGGCTTATCATTTAAAAATTTAGCAAGACTGAAAGACCATTTTACAGCTTTATAATAATTACCTTCTTTTACTTGTTGCTTAATATCGTCTTTGATTGCTTTTTCTACATTATAAACATTAGGATTTAACCAGTAATTTATTGACATTTCTTTAAAAGTATTTCTTATAAATATAACTAGATCTAATTTAAGGTATTCAATTTGATTGAAATTTTCTTTAGGTATTTCTATATCATCAATTTGATCAGCTAGAAATTTAATCTTTTTATCATGATCTTTATACTGAACTTTAAATTCTATAAAATACATATCATCATAATCGTCTAGATTTTTAATAATTTTTTTAATTTCTTTAACTACGTAATCGTATTCAATCTTACCTTCAATATATACATCTATATCAATATCCCCAGCATTACGCTGGCTTTCTAAAGAATAGCTACCAATTACGACGTGTTTATAATTTCCGAATTGTGTAGCTTTAAAAAAAGGGTATTCATAACGACTAGGTAAATTTTTAACTGCGAATATATCCATATTATTATATAATTAAAATATATTTTAATTATATTATAATGGAAAATTTTGACTTACACAAGAAAGGGGCTAAAGTATTAGTTTTATCATGTATTGATCCACGATATGTAGAATTACTAGCTGATTTTTTAATAAATAATAAAGAAGTTCAAAACGATTATGATTTAATTAATTTCGCAGGTGCTGAATTAGGTGTATTAGAAAATAAAAAATGGAAAGATGTATTTTATGATCATATAGATATAGCTTTAAAGCTTCATAAGATAAAAAAGATTTGGATATTCAGTCATATGGATTGTGGTATGTATAAGGTAGTAAATGATATTAAAAAAGATAATGATGAACACCTTCACGCTACTAAATTAAATGAATTAGAAGCAGTTTTGAAAAAAGACTACCCTAAATTGAAGGTTAAGAAGTATATCATGACAAAGACAGCTGAATTTATAAAAGTTGATTAAATATTTGATTCAATTAGCCTAATTCTTTTTTCGCTTTTTTACTGGTTTCTTATAGAACTTGAAAAAAAAGCGAAAAAAGAATTACACCTATCAGTTCAATCCTTTTCTTTTACTTTCTTTTTCATCGTCATCTTCATGCCATAAAATTCTTATACTTAATTCATTAGCACTATTACGTCCTAACTTTCTTCTTTTAGAAATAGCACCATGTGATTTTCTAAAGCGGTCACGCATGATCTTGGCATAACCTTTTTTTACTAACTTTTTCTTTTCTAGGTGTTTATAAATATAATAGTCTTTATATCCTACCCTTCCGAAATGTTTAGTTCCTTCTACGGTTAGAATTCTTAATTTATTTTTATCATTAGTAGCTAATGTAAGCTGTTTTTCATCATATCCTGATTTTTTAGCCCATATCTTCATCTGTTTTAAATAAGCTTCAGGGCTTATACCATAACTTTTTAATTCTTCATAAAATTTAGTGCCTTTTAGACCTGAACCTTGAATACGATCTAATCCTGATTCTTGTAAATCACCTAATGGTCTTAATTTAGATTTTTGTGCTTGTAATTTTTGTGCTTTGGTGGGATTTAAAGCTAAATATCTTTCACGGGGATCTTTTTGTTCATAATCTATACGGTTAGCACGTTTTAATGGTCTAATTTTTTCATAAGCTTTTTCAGCTTCATTAGTTAATACCCTAGATGGTCTTAAAAAAGTTCTATTTGGTTTAATTTGACTTTGTTCATTTTGTAGTTCTTGTAAGACATCACTTCTAGCTTGTTTAATTTCACCACGTATTTTAGCGTCCCTTATTAACTTCATTCTTTCTGCTAGGGTGGTAGTTGGTTTAGGCATTTTAATATTGAATGTTAAGCCTGAATTTGTCATAGGTAATATATCAGGCATTTTATTTAATGATGTAAATTTAAAATCAAATTTTCCACTTTCAGCCATTTCTGCCACCGTATTTTTTATGTTTTCTTTTGCTAGTCTTTCATTTTCAATTCTTTTAGCTTCTGATAGTTTAGCTTCTTCTTCATCTATTTTTTCTATACAATGATCACGAAGATTATTATTCCAGTTCATTAGTTGTAAAGATGAATCATTAGAATATAAATACATACTACCACCACATCCAACAGATTTATAAATTAAATCTATTAAATTATTACCTATTTCACATTTAGGTTTAATAAAATAATCTTTTAAATAATTCCATACCTGTAATTCATCTACATAAATATCTTTATGTTTTCTTTGGTATGATTTTACAAAATCATCTAAATTACCAGTTACATCACTTATTCTATGTTCATATTGTTTGAAACCTAAACCAACATAGAAAGATACAGTTAAAAAGTTATTGATAGCTTTTAGATTTAAAAATTCCCAATTAGAATCTGATTTAGGCCATAATGAACCCCCGCTACCGTTATCCATCATTTTTTTAAATTCTAAAAACATTGCGAAGGCATTACTACCACATAAATATTCTACGAATAAACTATCAGTATCATCCCTAAAACCAGCCCCAGCTTGAATTATAATCTTATCACCTGATACTACATAACATATACCATAAATATCAAAATCAAAAAAGTTATTCCAACCATAAGCTGAACCGTTACATTTATCAACACATAAAGATTCAGATATTCTATCATATATACCTAACATCCTTATCATAGCAGTTATCCCTATCATAGCATCTTCATTAGGTAAATTATTAGACCAAGCACTAGGATTACAATTTACTAAAACAGCCCCTACTTTATTACCGCTTCTACTGGTGTGATAATTTGTATTATAATAACCAACCAAGAAATCATATCCAGCTTGTAATTGATCATAATTTACTTTATCATCAGGTGTCCAATAACCTTTACGTCTAGTATTATCACGATCATATTCAGTTTCAGCATTTGGATTTCGTAAAATATCATCAGTATCACCTTCATGAATATTATATGGATCTAAAAATGTTTCATCGTTGGTTTTAATTACACCATTATTTACTGTTTGTTTTTGAATTAAAAAAAGATCAGCTAATAATTTATATTTTTTTTCTAATTCTGTTTTATTTTTGTTCTTTTCTTCTATTTCTTCAGGTGTTAAAGCTGTAACCATTTCTTCAGATCCACTACTTTCATTTTCAAATTCATCATAGTTCTGTTGTGCTAATACCCTTGATACTTCATATGAATCTACCCTAGAACTATTATATTCAGCTTCAAATTTAACCTTAAAAACAGCCATAGGATAAATTTCATCTTCTTCTACACCTAAACTTTTAGCAAGTGTAACAAATTCATCATATCTAGTATCCCACCAATCAGCCCTTCTATACCCTAAAGTTCTTCTTCCCCCCACCTTTTTATTTTCCCCTGATACTATAGCACGAATTTGTTTTCTTGCTGTCTTGTATGGTATCCCCTTCTTTGAAAAGCACACCTTAACATCGTCTGCCTTACATACTTTAAATTTTTTATCTTTTTGTTCAATAATTTTATATGGCATTTTATATATATATTAATTTAGATAATTAATTTATATATTATTATATATATCAATATGTCTAGTCAAACAATGTCAGGAAAAACAAATTATAACACCGATCCAAATCATATTTATTATAATTTATCATTATTTAATAATGATAATATTGGAACATCTGAATCTGTCCCTGTAAGATTTCAAGAAACAAGAACAAGCACCATATTAGCTAATCCTTCCGAATATTTCTTAAGTATTCAAAGATTTCATATAGATACACCAACATTACCTGTATTTATGCCAGAAGTTGAAACAGATCCTACCTTTAACCCTGGACAAGACCCAAATCAATTAATTTATACTATAGCAATATATCAACAAAATTCATTATCTGGACCATATTTAATACCTATAAGATTTAGTAATCAATTAAATCCCACTGTTAAACCACCAGCCCAGCTAGATATAAATTCTGTAAGTAATCCTTATTATTTTGTTTATGAATTTCAAAATTTTATAGATATGATAAATCAAACATTACAAACTTTTTGGATCACCAATAATACTGTTTTAAGTTTAGGTGGTTTAGATAAATGCCCATTTTTTGGCATGGAAGCAGGTAATAAATTTTGTATTTATTTTCCAACCAAGGTCACAGAAAACACCTATTCAGCTTTAGGTGTAAAAACGGCAGCTGGAACAGGAACTACACACTGGGATAGCAATCCAGTGGTGACATCTGTTAAATGGGTAATGGCTTTTAATTCCCCTTTACATACCTTATTTAGTGCTTTTAGATATCAATATATTGATTCATTAAAAAATCTTCCAAATATCACCCCAACAGCATCAGCAACTTTAACATCAGAAAAAGCACTTCATGGATGGTATCTAATATCTAATAGACCACCAATGAATTCTTTAGGAACACCAGGAATAGCTGGATTACCCGTAGTTTTAGAAGAAACAAATCAAATCGCATTAGACCAATTAAATGTAAGACGTGCCGATACTATACCATTTTTAGGTAATTTTTACGGCCCGACTACTGCGACAGCATCGTTTGAAGTTGTTCGTTCCCCATATTCACCTGCCCCTTTATGGTCTTGTGTAAAACAATTAGTATTTACCACAGCATTAATGCCTATATGTAACGAATTAGTTGGATTACCTGGTGTTAGAAATAGTAATCAAGCCCTTGATTCTGATCTTCAAAATAATAACTTTAGTCCAATTATCACCGATTTTGAAGTGCCACTAATTACAGGTGATGAAATTAAGCCTTCTATTTCTTATAGTCCTACTGGTGAATATAGATTGACTGATTTACAATCTAATACACCTATTAATAGTATAGAAATTAGTGTTTTTTGGAAAGATCAATACGGTGTAAATCATCCCTTCTTATTAGATCCTGGTTGTTATAGTTCATTAAAGATATTATTTAGAAGAAAGGTATTTAACTTAATCTATTTACCTGAATATACCAAAAGCCTTAATTAAAAATTATTTAGTTAATAAATATTATATATATTTAATATATATAATATGTCTTCCGATTTTAAGAAAATTTTAGTAAAAGATCCCAGATTGATGGTCACTGACCAATTAGCGTATGCCGTAAAGAAAGGTGGTCAATCTATTGTATCACAAGTAGCTAGTGCCATAGCACAATCATCTACAAATATTAATTTTAACGTCCAGATACCATCAGAACAGACCATAGTTGATAGACGTGTCATGGTTAAATCTACTATGGATATAAGATTCCAAACCACTGTAGCATGTGCTTTAATTTATGGTCAGAATTTAAGTTTGGCTGCCTTCCCCTTCCACCAATGTGCTAGCACAATTCAAGCAACATTAAATAATAACGTCACATCAATGAACGTTCGTGATATTTTACCTTTCTTACTTCGTTCTAATGATTGCCGTGAATTATACAAGATGAATTCATCATGCCCTGTTCTTCCTGATCAATATTTTGCTACTAACCAATCTATGGGTATTTTTGGACAAATTGGGACAGCACAAGTCACCTTACGTGGAACAGCTGGAACAGAAGTAGGGGATTTTCCTATTACCTTACCACCTACCCCTAATTCAAATTCCGCAGGATGGGATACCAGTAATGATACTGCTTTCTGTGCTAATGGTTCATTTGCTAATGCTGGACCACAAAACGCAGTCCCAACAACATCCCCACAAGCTGGATTTGATGGTGCTGTAAGCTTATACGGTTCTGCTAATGCTGGTGTTAGTTGGACATTAGTAAGTCCTAACCCCCTTGTTCGTTATCAATACTGGCGTTTAATATTTACAACAATTGAACCCGTATTATGCCAACCCTTTTTATTTTCTGATCCTTTATCTAATAAACAAGGTATATATGGTCTTCAAACAATTCAACTTCAATATAATTTAACTGATCCCACACGTGCTTTCCGTGTAGTTGATGTATTATACGGTTCAACTGCTTCAAATGTAGTAGTCACTAATTGTTCTATTAACAACGTATATAATTCTTCTTTAATTTTTAAATACATCACACCCCATGCTTCTGATCGCTTACCAGCTAGAAATGTAATTCCTTTATTAACTTATGATCGTTATTTTTCTAATGCTAGCAATCTACAAATGTTAGCTAATTATGGTAATGTAACCCCTATAACTTCTAATACTTATAACCTTACACAAGTGCCTGATAAAATTTGTATCTTCTTAAGAAGAAAACCAACTTCAGCTTTACCTGCTTCACCTACTTTCAACGATACAAGCTGTGTAATTCAAGGAATTTCTATAAATTGGAATAATAATGCTGGGCTTTTAAGTTCTGCTACATTACAAGACTTATACGCATACAGCGTAGAAGCTGGAAGTAATCAAAGTTTCCAAGCATTTTGTGGTAACGCATTTTCTTCATACGGTGGAACATCTGGAAATTCTTTCTTAACCCCTACCGCTGGTAGTTTCTTAATGTTAGATTTCGCCACCGTAGTTCAATTAACCGAAGAATTCTATGCCCCTGGATCGCTAGGAAATTTTCAATTACAATTTACTTTACAAGTTGCTAACCAATCTGACGCTAATATTGCTTCTGGGGGATTAGAATTAGTGCTTGTCGTGGTAAATAGTGGTATCATGGTAACAGATCGTGGCCAAACTTCCACCTATACTGGTATCTTAACAAAATCTGACGTATTAGATGCTAGCGAACAAGAACCTTTAAGTATTTCCGATGTAAAACGTATCGTAGGCAGTGGTCACCAAGATATGGGCAGGGCATTACCTATGAAGGTATGTGATATGTTAAGAAATGCTAAACAATTACCTGCCAAAGCTGTTGAAGTAGCTAAAGAAGCAGTTAGTAAAATGGCTAGTAGATTAATGTAGGTATAATAAAAGATAAAAATTATTTAGTTAATAAATATTATATATATATAATATATATAATATGTCTTCCGATTTTAAGAAAGTAAGTATCGTCGATGATCGTCTAAATACCACTGATAGCCTAAACTACGGTGTTTTTCGTGGTGGTCAAAATGTAACCAACGTAAGAATGCCAGCTATTAGTGCCACCGCAAACGCTTTAAATTTTGTTGTTCCTTTTCCTTCTGAAAGCACCATTTTAGATCGTGAAGTTTATTTACAAACAAATACTAAATACCTTTTAGATTTTGGGGTAGCTTTACCTGGTATAGCCGTAAATGCCCCACCAACAACAGTAAATGGGCTTTCTGGTCCTAATACTTTTAAAAGTCCTTTAATTTATGGTTATAATATTTCTGTTGGTTCTTTCCCTACACAAAGAACTTTAGATACCATTCAATTACAAATTAATAACAATATTACTACCATAAATTCATCTGATGTTTTCCCTGCTTTATTAAGATGTGCCGATGCCCTTGACTGGGAAAAAGAAAATATGACTGCGTCAGCTGTTGATCGTATTGCTGTAGTTGATAAAGAAGTATTTATGGGCAATAACAGTAATTTATCATCTTATGATTTAGTTCAAGCCAATAAATTTATTGGTAATGGTTCTTTTTATGTAGATATAACACCTGTTACAGCATTTCCACAAAATTATAATGATACTTTAACCCCATATTCTTATTCTGCTGGTGATGGTGCTGGAACACAATATTTCGTATTAGAATTTAAATCTACTGAACCTTTAATTGTCCAACCTTTAATTTGGAATAAAACAGTTTCTAATAAACAAGGCGTATATGGTATCCAAAATCTTTCTGTAGTATGTAATTATGGCAATTTATCTAAAGCTATTAAATTAGCACCTAATGCTATTCAACAATCTGTATTAACTTTTGGTAATCCACCAACACAACAACCAGCATTAGTAGTAGGTGCTAACAACATTAACTTTAGTGTTCGTAATGGTTTTGCTAGCTATACCTTACCTAATCCTACTATTACCCAACTTATAGGTAATTGCGAACTTCAAATGAAATATATAACACCACATGGAACAGATGTAAAACCAGCACGCAACGTATGCCCCCTATTAGAATTTCCCCGTTATATCACCAGTGGATTACAATCAATAGCAGGGGCTGTTCAATCAAATAGTGCCAATAATAGTTTTGTATTAACACCAGTGCCTGCTACATTAAATTCACAAACTTTTACATTTAATCAAGTGCCTGATAAGCTTATTATATTCGTAAGACCTGACAGTATATTTAGAAATAGTTCAATTTATAACGATTTTGCTTTACCTATTAAAAATATAACTATCCAATGGAATAACCACGCAGGAATTCTTGCCAATGCTACACAAGAACAGCTATTTCACATGTCAAAAGAAGCAGGAAGTAATCAAGATTGGTTACAATTTTCAGGACACGCTAATGCTTTACGTGGTAGAAATGTAGGAATGGATGGTTTATACCTTGCTAGCTTACCTATTTCTGTCGCTGGACCCGCCCCACAATCATCCCCTGGCGGTGCTAATGGAATTCTTTATGCTGGACCAGTTCCCGATTGTTTAGATGTAGCAACATCTGGATCTTATTTAATGTTAGATATGGGCAAACACCTTGAATTAACTGAACCATTTTATGCCCCTGGTTCTTTAGGTAGCTTTCAATTACAAATGAATTTACAAGTTGAAAATTACATAGAAGCAGCTGTTCAACCTGAAGTAGTAATTATTGCTGTAAATAGTGGTATCCTTGTAACAGAAAAAGGCCAAACATCAGCATACACTGGTATCTTAACTAAATCTGACGTATTAGATTCTGCTTTACAAGAACCTTACAGCCATATGGATATTAAAAGAATAGTAGGCCATGGACATGGTGACAGTTCTAAAGCATTACCAAAAAGATGCCTTCCACAACATAAAAATAAAACCCACGTAATGCCTGACGGTTCAAGAATGTCTAATAGACTTATGTAATTAATTAAAAATTTAGTTTAAATATTTTATATAATTGAATATTATATATAATATGCCAATTGATACCCCTTATAACAGAATGGTTACCGAAAGATATAACAAAATTTTACGTGATAAGGTAGAACACGAAGAAGCCACCTTTCAAACTGTAATGCCTTCACCAGCTGGATATGATAACAATGGATATGAACCAAGAATGCTAGGTAGTGGTGTAGGACTTTATAAAAAAAATAAATCTTGTCCTAAAGGTCATGAAGTTTGTTCTTGTGGTAGTGGATCAGCACATGGGGCAGGAATTAGTGCCACTTTATGCGGTCAAGGTCATTGTTGTGATCGTGTAGTAGGTGGTAATAATTTTGGACTTCAACCTGCTGTCCGTGTAGAACTAGCATTAGGTGCTGGTATGCGTGGTGATGCTACATCTAAACACGGATGTTTAGATATGTATAAAGAATTTAATCATGGTGGTATAAGTGCTGCCCAATACCATCGTCATCGTGGTTTAGCATCCGAAAACGCAAATAAAAATAAAGCATTAAGACAATTAGGTAATGGATCAGCACATGGTGGAAGACGTGGAAGAAAAAAACCTATATCATCTAAACCCCCAGAACCACCAAAGAAAGAAGAACCTAAAAGCATTTATACATTAGAAAATTTAGAAAAAGGAATTAATACAGCTGAAAAGGTAGGAAATGTATTAGGTAAAGTTATTCCTATGGTAGAAGGTGTTGCTAGTAAGGTAGGTGAATATGGAAGTAAAGCATATCAAGGTGTTAAAAGTTTATTCGGTCGTGCTAAAGGTAAAGCACATGGTAAAGCACATGGTAAAGCACACGGGGCAGGGTCAGCACACGGTAAAGCACACGGTAAGACTAGAAGCGAAATAGTAAAAGAAACCATGAAGAAGCTAGGATGTTCAATGATTGACGCAAGCAAACACGTAAAAGCTAACGGTTTATATTAATTTCAAATAATTAATTTATTTATTAATTATATGAATACAGAAATTTCCTTATACTTGGTCGGGGAACAAGAATTATGGTCTGATTTACATAAAAAAACTTTATATATCATACCATATTATGATGACAATAAAAAGCAACAAAGATTATTAAAAGAAATATTTAAAATATTTGAAAGACTAGGGGAAGAATACCAAATCAAATTTATCTATAATAATTCTGAAGCATATACAGGTGTTGAAATAGATAACTTTCATTTTAATGAAGTTAAACTGGACTATTTAGAAACTGAAATAAATAGACTAAAAAGATTAATGTTAAAGAAAGAACCAAGAAAGAAAATAATAATTGAAATCTAAACAGGTATCAAAGTATAATTATTTTTTTGTTCTTCTTCTTGTCTGGTAGCTTGTAGCCTATTAGCCTTCATTCTTTCACGATATTCTTTATTACGTTGTCTTACGGTTTCAATGTTCTGAAGATACCATAATCTTTTATATTCTTTTATATCTGTAGTCTTATGATCTGCCCTTTTAGGCTTTTCAATTACTGGTTGAATTTTAGATGGATAGTCATTATTTAATTTATCAAAGAATTCAAAAAATTTCATTTATATAAATTCTAAATATATTTATTTTAATAATCCTTCGGATTATTAAAAGGGCAATTTAGATTATTTTAGATTATTTCCCACGATAATCTGATCAGGATAGGAATAATAACGTTATTATTCCTATGTATAATCAAGAAATGGTTAGATTATTCCTAGAAAAATCAAATTCGCCCCTTTTATCAATCCGAAGGATTGATAAAATTAAAATATTTAGTTAGATTATATATATGGAAACAGAAAAGAATCAAACAGTTGAAAGGGAAAACGTGGAAGTCACTAAAATAGCTATTCAAATACATTTTAATAATAAATCAGTAAAAGAATGTATAGTTCCCCATGAAGTGCTTGTTAAGATAGGGAATATTTTGTATGAATATGAAGACGCAAGGGATAAAGCTAATAAAGAAGGAATATATAAGGAAAATATAAATAAAGAATAATTATTATATAAATTATATTATAATGGAAAAAATCAAACAATTACAAAAAGAATTAAAATCAAAAATAAAAGAAGTTGAACAAACAAAAAATAATAAAGATTTTGAAGTTTTAGAATTTGAAATAATTAATTTATTCAAAAGACTACTAAAAGAAAATAAAGATAGATATAAATTAAATATGATTTATAATAATATACATGAATAAGTATTCTAATCCTAAATTATGGGATACATTAAAAGATAAGATCATGAAAGGTGATAAAGGTGGTAAGGTGGGTCAATGGTCTGCTAGAAAAGCCCAGTTATTAGTTAAGATGTATAAAGATGCTGGTGGCGAATTTATTGGAAAGAAAAAGAAAGATAACAGCTTGGCAAGATGGACAAAACAGAATTGGATGACTAAATCAGGTATGCCTTCACTGGTCACAGGTGAAAGATACTTACCAGAAAAAGCTATCAAAGCATTGACTGATGAACAATATGAAGAAACATCTAAAGCTAAACGTGATTCACTTAAATTAGGTGATCAGTATTCCGCCCAGCCTAATAGTGTCCTAGATAGAATTAGAAGTTATATAAGATAACCTAATAGATGTAATTCTTTTTTCGCTTTTTTATCGGTTTCTTATAGAACTTGAAAAAAAAGCGAAAAAAGAATTACACCTTTAATACCTAAAACTTTATAGGGTATATAAAGAACTTAATTATTTAGGTATTAGTGATTTATTTATTTATAAAAATTCTTTAGTTTTTATAAATAATAATTTTAATATAAGAAAATAATTTTATAAATATAATATATAGAATGTCCCTTTTAGTTAAAAATAAACGTTTTCAATGGAAAGATCAAGTAGATAATATTAATAATATCAAAGATGATGAATGTATGATCAAAGTAAATAAATACAAAAAGTTTGCGTGGTCAATCGTCAAGAAATCTGAAATCAAAGACTTAATCAAAGATAATAACAATTTTTTTGAAAACATAAATGAAAAATCATACCCTATAAAAATATATTTTGATATTGATGGATCTAATAAATGTAAATTAGATGATGTTAAATTAATAATTAATAAATACTTCAACAATCCTAAAATGGCTATCAGTGGCTACGAATCAGAAATAAAAAATAGCTTTCACATCGTATTACCCGAATTACTAGTAAAAGATTATGATGACTTAATGATGTTAAAGAAATTAATAACTAAAATAAAAAATGAAGAAAATGAATTTTTTGATCCAGCACCATATTCTAAAAATTGTATAATGAAATTTGTAAATCAATCTAAAGAAGGTGGTCAAGTCCAAAAAATAATAGAAGACGATAATATTGAAAATCATATAATATCTAATTTTATATCTATTACATCTAAAATACATGAATTTGAAATAGACTATGATCCTAATACCATTAAATTAATTGACTTACCTAAAGTTACCCCTAAAATGAAATTAATATTTGATGAAACTATCAAGACAATTACACCTGAACAATATGCTAACGCTTTATACAATCTTAATTTAATACCTTGTAATGATCAATTACTAAATACATGGCAATATGCTTGCTATGCGAAACATAATGGTATATCATTCAATGACTTCTGGACATGGGCAAAACAAAAGAAAGACACCGTAGAACGCTACAATAAACATCTTAAAGCATGGTCATCTATTAATCCTAATCCTGAAAAATCTTATACCTTAAATTGGTGTAAAAATAAAGTAAGTGCCTTATTTCCTGACTATCAACAATATGATGATATAATGACTAGAACTTTCTTAAAGTCTTTTGATATTCCTAGTGTAAAGATACCAGTATTAAAAATGAAAACATATGAAACAGCTGACATTAAGACCAGTCATTATCAAACAGATCACAAAGCAGTTATATTTAATATTGGTATGGGTGGCGGTAAGACTGGTGCTACCGTAAAATATATCAAAGATACCAAAAAGACCTTCGTATGGTTATCAGTTCGTAGAACCCTAGCCAGAAATACTATTCAACGTTTCACTGATGATAAAATTGACGTTTATAATTATCTAGCTGATAATACACCTAGTAAAAAGACAGAAAAAATTAATAACGCTAAATCATTACTTATTTCTACCGAATCATTACACTATTTAGAAGATACCACTAAATTTGATGTATTAGTAATTGATGAAATTGAAAGCTTATTAATGGTATGGAATAATTCAACACATGACTTACATAGAAATGAAAATTTTGATAACTTCAAAGCTTTATTTAACAATTGTAAGAAAGTAATTTTATTAGATGCTTTCATTACCACTAAAACCACAAACTTATTAAAATCATTAGGTATTAATGATATTATAACCTATACATGCGACTATAAAATGCCCGAACGTAAAGTAATTGAAAATCAAGATGAAAATGACATGAAAAATAAAATAGTAAATGATCTTAATGCTGGTAAAAAATTATATGTATTCTATCCTTATGTAAATAAGTCAAAAACACATCAAACTATTGAAGAATTTAAAAATGAACTAAAAACTAGATGTAATTTAACCGATGAAGATGTTAGATGTTATCATGGTCAATCAGATAGTAAAGTTAAGAAAGATTTAGACAACGTAAAAGAAACTTGGAAAAAAGCCCGTGTCATCTTAACTAATAACACAATTACAGTAGGTGTAAATTATGATGGTCTTGACTTCTACAGAATTTATTTATTCGCAACTGCTAGATGTTCATCCCGTGATATTATTCAAACATCTTTAAGAATAAGGTGTCCATCTAACAATGAAATCAGCAAATCTTTCTATTTTTATATCACCTATTAAGCTGTTATAAATTGGGTCTTCTTTTTTTACATACTTTTTATCTAATTCTAATATTTCTATATTATGCTTGTCAAAAAAATACATATTGATATCATTGTTAGATGGACACCTTATTCTTAAAGATGTTTGAATAATATCACGGGATGAACATCTAGCAGTTGCGAATAAATAAATTCTGTAGAAGTCAAGACCATCATAATTTACACC